TTGCGACTCTTGACTTCTCTTCGGCGTCTGATAGCATAAGTGAGTGGGTTGTCGAGGAGTTGTTTCCACCTCGATGGGCCCGTCTCATGAACGCGTGCCGATCTCATTACGGTAGTCTACACGGTAGCTGGCGGCGATGGGACAAGTTCTCCTCTATGGGGAACGGGTTTACCTTCGCTGTCGAATCGCTAATATTTTACGCAGTTGGAATCTGCTGCGCAGAGTACTTGCAGACCCCACTCGGAACTGAGAGTGGCCAGTTTGTGAACGTCTACGGAGATGATGTTGTTCTCCCGACGGTGTGTGTAGACTTATTCGCTGAGATGTGCCTCTTCTATGGGTTCACCCTGAACGTAAAAAAGACGCACTTTGCGTCTCTGTTTAGGGAATCCTGTGGTAAGCACTATTACTCAGGTATCGAAGTAACACCCATCTACCTTAAGAGTAGGCTCTCGACTATTCCGGCCGTTTTTAGGTTCGCAAACGCTGTGCGTAGGTATGCTCACCGCAGGGGGAAGCAATTCTCCTGTGATGCGCTACTGAGACCAGCGTTTGATTACCTTGTCTCTTCCGTCCCTAGCCGTTTCCAGGTTAGGATCGACGAGGGACTCGGTGATGGTGGCTTCATCTCGAATTGGGATGAGGCTACCCCCACGCGTGCCAACAAATACTTCGACAAGAAATTGAAGAAGTGGTTGCCATCGTACATCGAAGGATGGACGGTGCGGCACGTGACGGATGAAGGAAAAACCTTCAAGAGCGGGGTGCATGGCTTATTATTAAGCCATTTATGGGACCTCGAACGGAAAGGTCTAAAGACTAGCCTTTTCCGAGACCGTGCAGTCGATCAGTCCGTCTCCTACAACCTCTGGGGTGAGGCCGAACAAAATTTGGCCTTCCCGTGGTTGAAAGAGCGTCTTCACCCGATCCTCGCTTCAGCTCGCCTTCAAGAAATTGTCGGCGAGTTGACGCAGGATTTGACAGAAACGAGTAACGATGTTCCTGTTAAAGGAAAGACGGTTACGAAGATGACACGATCGGTTGTAGCACAGTGGCATGACCTGGGCCCGTGGCTGTAAAGTCATGGGTTGGGGTCAGTAACCTCTCGCTGCGGGGTATTCTCCGCAGTTTGTGGCTCTAGGCTCCCCCGAAAGGGGTTGACCTATCCTGGAC